TGTGTATTGGCTCGAAAGAAATCAGCAAAGCCTTTGATGGCCGCGTCAGCCGCGCTAGATTGCAACCAAAGCGAAAGTAGGTGTCTTCCCTTGACTCCTTCTGTCTGTATGGGTCTCCCGTAATAATTTTCAATTACGTTGTCTACGACATTTGCTTCAAGCTGTTTTTCCCATTCGTCTAGACCGAATAATTTCGTGACCGCGGGTATTTGCCTAGCTGACCCATACAGCGACGAAATTATTGCAATCTTCGTGTGAGTTCTATCTTCGGATAGGCCGGCCTCTTTAGCGACCCAATCGTATAGATCTCCATCGACGTGTATTCCACTTACGCTAAGTAGAAAACGAGGCTCCATCGACGAGTAGTCGATCTGTCGACAGTTTTTTGCAACATTTCGATACTCTGCTTTCATTGTCATTACCTGCGGGCCAGAAATAACACTTAGCCTGCCTGTCTTGATTTTGGAACGCACATATCGAACAGTTTGAATAACCTCACCATCTGTTCGTATCTTTATCGGTGCATTGATCTTCTTCAACCCACTGTATCGTGTATAGTCCAAAGGTGCAGGTTGAAGTGTCCATAACCAATCGTTTGTGTCGAAATAGAACTGAGTGTATCGATGCTCAATGATTGGCTGTAGATCTTGCCAAGTGCTCATCGTATAATCTTGCAATCTTTTCTTGAACTGTGGTCCAATCAGTCCTACGAAGTTTGCATTCTTAAGTCCAAGCTCTGTAGCCATCCGTAGGTATTTCTTTTCAATCAAGGACTGAACGTCATGACCGTGGATCTTTAGAAGAGGTTCTACTGATCTAGGATGAGGACATCCAAATAGATAATTCTGAACCTCTGGTTGCCACGACCAAGTAGTTCCAGTCCAAGTCAAGTACCTTTCAGTGCCAGTTATTTTATTACAGATAGAGAGCATATAATTAATTCTATCTGGAATTTGAATTATTTACAAAGAGAATTTAAGAAACATTGCCACCAGTTTCTTTAGCTACAGCCATTGCATCATCGAATTGATCGGCCATTGACCTGAATTGTCCAAGCTTATTGAGAGGAGAAAGCTTTATCGATGACTTAAATTCACCCGGTGTCAGAGTATGTGACACACCGCTTACAGCGTAGATGTCATCGATTGTTGTATTCGTTTGGAAATCTACAAAGAATTGTTGGCCAAAATTAATGAAAGGGCACCCAAAAGTATCTAAAGAAAGTTGAACTGGCTTGACCATCATTGGAAGCCCGTCATCAACGGCACCAGTTGGAGTAGCACCACCAGACTTCATTTGTCTTTGCATGTGAATCGTCTCCATCGCTGGATTCGATTGAGTCGATAAACTAGCATTAATAATACCGGAAAACTCCGTACCATATTTTAATGTCGGTATGTTCGCTGCAAGAATACCCCTTAATTGGTCTGGGCCTCCTTTAATCCTATATCTAGATCGAGGTTCAGACTGCTTGTCCCCATTGGCATCGATGAATTCAGTTTGGACTTTGAACTCTTTTAATAAACCAGCTTCCTCAAAATAGCTCATCGCGATTTTGGCTTCTTTCCCAAAATCCGTACGCCTATTCTTTCTTTCTTTGACCAATGCATCCCATTTTTCTATATCTTTATTTTTCGTTGATTTCGGTGGGTTAGCTTCCGCGTGTTGCACACTCTTATGGGAACTGACGTATTTTCCAATGACACCCATGTCACTAGCACTAGTTGCTTGCCATAAAGACGCATACGACGAATATGAATCAGTGTTCTTGTCAAAAAAGTGTAATCTAAGAATAGACTTTGTTTTATCTTGGACGTCTCCTACGCATTCTACAAACATCTGAACATTCGGTTTCTTGAACCTTTTATCTCCCTCTGCAGTATAACATGCTTCCATCACTTTTTGTTTTGTACTAGCATAATTCTGTTTCGCTTTTTCATCTTTGGTATATTTCTCTTCCACGACTCTTTTTCCATCATCGTCTGTTCCATAGAACGTGGATAGGCCATAGATGTCATCACCCAAGAAATTAAGAAATAGCTTTTTCATTAAATTCAAGAATTTCTGTATCGTCACAGATGGACTCTTTTGAAGTTCTTTCAAAATTAATTCTTTGAAAGTTTCTTTATTTATTGGATACTGTCCAAGGTTCAAGCCTCTTGCCCACATTGCATATTCATTCATTGGGTAGAATACCAGTTGAATTTCATCGAATCTCTTCGTGCTCCTTATAGGCTCTGCAAGAAAATGCAATAAGATTTTAGCTAAAGAAACATGAGTATTGTGCGTAATGTTGAAGAGAGGTGTACCATCTGGTAAATTAGCTGTATCAGGAATAAGATATGGATCGGGTGTGTCGTTAGATACTGGACCAGCAACTGCTGCAATTTTTGCTCCGAAGATTTCATCTACTTTAGTTTGAAAATCTTCTACACCTGCTTCGGCTGCACTCCATTTGGATTCGAGTGTTTCCCACTCATCTGAACTAGATGTCCCAGACGCATTTGACTTCATTGTTTTGATAAAATTGCTGATTCCAGTCATTTGATCTGGCGTAAGACTCAGAAGGCCTTTTACAGAAGAAGCCTTTCCTAGATAATCTGGTGCACCCATATCTGCGTTCAATACGAATCCTTCTTGCTTTAATTCTCGCATCGCCGTCCTGATTGCCACAATTAAATCTCGTAATGTGTCAGCCGGATGGGTATTCCCACTGTCGTTTGATACCAGCTCAAAGGTTGCTTTCTGTGCACCTTTTGTATACATCTTAAGAGCTATATTAACCTCGCCACTGGGCGTGAAAGAATAAGTAGAATTCATCAAGCCATACTTTTCTCGCACTCTCATCGAGTTTATCAATGCGCCATAGGGATTAATTTCAGGATCTGATTCAGGATGACTCCATCCCCATTCACAGAGAAATTCTACATCTCCAAGTTGTGCTGGTATTATCAAAGGTTGGATTTGTGACAACCTTGTTTTGTCGTGTAGGACGAGACTAACATCAACAGATTTCGTAGCTAGCATACCCGTCGCAGGTGTCACTTGCACATTGAACGACTGTAAGGTCATCAGAGGTCTAAACTTATCTAAGACTTTATTTTCCAACGGGATTTCCTGAGGGTCAGAATTAGCTCCAAAATTCGCATTCGATGCATCCAAATCGACGTGGTTCAAAGTACCATCGACCAATGTTTGCGGTGACGTAAATACTTCCATGCCAGCTACACTCGGTGCTGGGAGAGCTGCTGGAAGAGACCCTGAAACACCATCGAGTATAGGTGGAGGATTTCGTATTTCCTCTGGAATTCCGCTGATCAAATCTAGCATCACTTTACTAGATGTTTCGATTTTCTCTCCATTCAAAAATTTATATATCGAGATACCATTCGAAAATACGGGGGTGCCATCTTCTAAACCACTTTCTTTGACCACCGGTGAATTTTTCACTATGATTTTGAAATCAAGGAAAGGTATCGCTTTCGAAATTTCTATACTAGGTAGCGCTTGAAGAAATACCGACGATGCCATCGTATCTCTATTCGAGAAATTTAATTTCGGATGATGCATCTCAATGATGGAGATTGTTTCATCTATAGGGAACCCGCCGCCAAGACCAAGTATGCCGGCAACAGATTCACCTCTTAGGAACCCCATTGCGGGCCGGCCGTGATCATTTGCTGCAGTTAGAGAAATAGTAGGAGCATTAACCGGTTTTCCATCGCTGCCTTCTCTAGGGAGGTTCTTAAAATGATCTGCCAAACCATCCGGATCATCACCTGCTATGAAGTTTTCAAAGACTTCGACCATTTTTGATACAGTAATTCCGTCTCCTTGAAGACTCAAGATAGCATCGGCTACTTCTTCTAAACTAGAATTAACTTCAGAAGAATTAATTTCCAGTGCGCTCATTGACCCGGGTGGTACAGGTACTGATTGCATTCCACCTGTCGGGCTTGGTTCTTCTTTTACTGCACCTTGAGTCGACCTCAAGAGTATTTGCATAAAAGTGTTCTGGTCTTTCAATCCGAAGACTTTTCCGAATTTTTGCAAAGCTTGTCTTAATCGGTATTGCTCTGTGCTAGAAAATAAATTGTTGCCCGCTGCCATTCACTTCACCCAACGATTGCTTGTATTGATCTTAGATCGACTGGTACTTTAATGATTGTCCCGGGTGGTAATTGCATACCCCAGCCAATGTCACTTAATGCTGCTAGAACCCACCAAAATCTAGAATTTCCTAAATGTTCGTGTGCAAGATGATCCAATCGTTGACTTTCTTTCAAGACAATTTCTCTTGTTGGGATTAATCCAAAGTCTCTAGCTCTACGTAGTGCTGTGACTGTTTGCGCAGTCTCTAATTTACCACCCCGTATTCTTTTATCTTTTGTATATCGTCTCATAATTCATCTTTTCCTTCTAGAGCTTTTTGATGCTGTTCTTCGATACCAGCGATCAAATCTTCATGGTCACTATTATTATACCACGGATCTCCACCGACAGACCGCATTGTTTGGCCAACAGTATAAATAGGTGCACGATTGAAACCTTCATGATCAAGACCCGGAGTAATGTCATGTATCGGCACAATAGAAAGCTGAACTTCGCATTGTCGTGGAGCTCTTTGGCCGGGCTCTAAGTCCCAAGGCACTGAATTAAGTTTCCAATCGAAAGTTATACCAGTGACAGCTACTGCAATACCTCGGCCCATCGTAGATTCAAAGGACTTAATAATCGGATTTTCATTTGAAAATAATTTCGACATAGACGTCCCTCCATCAGGTTCAGTGACTATAGGCGCAGGTTCTCCAATCTCTGTTGAGAATTGTTTCCAACTCGCTGAATTCAGGCATGGTATCCACTCTTTTAGTAAGGGTACCAAGCCCGGGATTTGAACATATAACATTTCTCTATCCCAAACCAGCTCGAACTGAGTTGGATCAGATTGATATGATTTTCTCGCCTCTATTCGATCTGATAATTTCACAGTTTTTATGAAATCCTTGAACTGTGCAGGATTGATAAATCTTTTCTGGTTTTGTGAAGAATTATATGTTGGTAGAGTATTATCTCGCCTTGGAGAGTTCCCATAGGAGAAAGTTGTTTTTCCGATGCCCATCATTCTTGCCATGTTGGTTTTTGAATAGTTAGAAGTGAATAAGTCACCTACTCTCAACCGGCATAAAGGAGAAGCAGTCGGCACTTGAGAAAATGGCTGTACGAATGTACCCTCTCCTGTCGAGATTGTCGTACCCTCAGACCATTGCGGGTACACAAGAGTTGATAATTTATTGACCTTCACCCACATCTCATCATAATCTTCTTTATTCATAGGAACCATCATGAACGATACAGCTATCGATCTAGATCCCCCTCCATATATCTGTGCGGCCTCTAATCGGCCGAAACCTTTCTGTGCCGACCATTCACCCGTGTATGAATCTGAAATCGATGTAAGAAACGCATGGAAGGATACAATTTCGTTTGTTCTGAGATCTTGAATATAGAACGGCATGTGCTCTGCTTCTAATTGATCTTCTATTCTTCTCACTTGAGAAGCTGAAAACCTGTTGCCTGCCCGAGCTTGCCATCTTTCATTGATAGGTTCTGTTGTACCTGAGTTTGCTTTCTTGTCTTCTTCACTGATTGCTTTGTTATGTAGTTCGTTCCCACCCGAGAATGATCCCCAAACAGTGTTCTCTGCTTGAATTCTTGCGTCTTGTAAACCCAGTCGAATGTTCTTGATAGACTTTGGGAGCAGATATAGCGAAGGAGTTTCAGTGAGAGACAATCTCGACTTATATTCGTTGCCAAAAGTTGTACCCTTCTGCCTGTTCGCCGCTGTGCGTAATGTAGGAAAATTGGCTACATTTTTCAATTCAACTTTATTTTCTGGAAACGCTAATTTCCCAGCGAAGCCTCTTCCAATGGACATATCACCAATCTGAGCTAGATAATTCACAAACCGCATGATTTTATCGCCCTTTCCGACATATTTTAAGATATACTCGAAGCCGGTATCGAATTCTTCTGGATTATCAACGTGTAATTGTTGCATATACGCTTTAGATCTTACAACTTCCCTGAAAATGTTTCTCCAATACCCAAAGTCACCTTGTGACGTAATTCCTGGGACAGAAGCAATAAGATATGAAGCTAATGTACCCATTCCAGCTGCTGTAGCCCTTGTATACGCGGTTGAAACGTCGACAAATTTTAATAAGAAATTCAAAGAAGCAACATCGTCTTCTAAATATCCAGAAACGTTCGCACTTGTCGACAAAGTATGTCTTGGGATGTATACATTTACTTCTTTTAATACTTTGCTTGTGAAATTAAGGATTTCTTCTTCAACGGACTTTCCTACTTGGTTGACAGCACCCCCTAGAAGCTGGGGTACGAGAAATGCAGCGTAGTTGTTGAATTCTTTCGCAGAGAATTCATTGATACCGTCTAGGCCCTTTTGAATTAAGTTGACTGGCGAGTGGTTGAAGCCAGATTTACCCATGTCGAAGGCAGTCCCGGGCTGGACTTGCACATTCTCAGGATAATAATTTCTATTCCACGGTACCCGCATCAAATCTCTTCTATTAAAGAACCCATTGCCGGCTGTGGGAGTCGTAATTGTAGAAAGAACCATCGAAACACCTTGGAACAGTGTCGTAATAATCAAAATTCGAAGTTGAACCATCGCCCAAATTTCTAAAAGCTGCGCTGCTATCGTCAAAGAGTCAGCTGCAGTGTTTGATTCGTAAGGAGCAGCCCAAGAATACAGCTGTCCCCATGACTGTGACGACATCGTAGGGAGTTCATTGATCTCCATGTTCGAAAATTCTTCGACAGGATCGAATGCATTCCCGGGTTGAAGCCCTGTAAGTGGTACTTTACTATAGTCACCCGTTAAGTCCGCCATTCCTTCAGGGGAGCCTACTGCTCCCGCATTGGCCGTGGTGTTCCCTCTTCTTTTTCCATCGGCTGCGATTGTTGGATCCTTATGGCCTGACGCTGCTAGCGTAATTCTAGGCCCAATTTGTCTAAGATCTTCAAAATACTCATCCCAAAATGAAGTATTTGATAAAGTTTGAAAATTCGTGGCACCGGTTTTATGTTCGAACGACTGAAATCTCGAGCCTTTCGTGTCATCTAACAATGTACCATCCAAATGTGGTCCAGCTCGTTGGACTTGATAACGATCTTGTGCTATATCGGGCTTGAATCTCTCTACGCCGATGCCTGCCCATCTTGAACTCGTATCTTCTGAAAGAGCATGTGACATGTGGGCTTCCACGATTGATGTGCCTTGAGACAAAACATCATTACCATCTTGAAATCTAATAGGGCCCTCTTTTGCTCCTCCTTCAAAACTCCCAACGCCCGGAATGAACGAACTTTGTGAAGATAAATTCTGGAAGTATTCTTTGGCAACGTCTTCAAGAAGACCGGTATAGGAATGCCCAGTATTCATAAATGGTGAATACTCGGTAGGCTCAGGGTTTTCTATCGGAAATTGCGAACTGCGACCGTTAGAATTATCATTGTCTGGTCCGTGTATACGGCCTGAAGACATATCTGAAAGGTACTGCCCTAATCTTATTTTTCTTTCAGGTTGAATGTCATCAGACTGAAGCTTAATTAAACCATCTCCATCACCATCTTTTGGTGATGCCCATGAATTAGGATTCTCTGTCGTCTGACTTCTTGTCGAGTCCTGATTCGGATTGGGGTTCGGGTTCGTTGGATCCGCCATCGTTCGCTCCTTGATTAAATTTTGTTAGTGAAGGTTCGAGATCTATCCAAATATTGTCGTATTCAGTCAGTTTCTCTTTGACCATCTTATCAAAAGCTTCTAGATCTCTTTGAGGAATTTGTGATCTCAAATGTTGCAAGAACCCAGTCTCTCGTATATGCTTTAGAAATAAGCTCATTTTAGTCTCCTATATTGTCTAGACCATAGTTTGTGACTTTATCTTCTCGTTTGAAGAAACCATCCCAACTTGCCATCGTTCCTTTCGCAATTCCTACCGCAACATCTTCAGCGTTCATCTCGACGCTTAAGTTAACTGTGAGCTTCACTCCTTCTGGCGCCAACATAATAGTATGATCTCCACCATACCCAAGAACTGTTTCGGACATCTCTTTGAGTTTTACTTTCCCGAAATTAACTTTCATTCTTCGCATTGCTCTTGCAATCGCAACTGTTTCTTTAGCAATTTGGCCAATCACCTGTGATGGCAGGGCATCATTTAATTTCAAAGTATCTAATTCTGATTGCAGATTCATAAGACCCTGTGTTCCTTCTTCGTTGCTTAAGAAGTTTCCAAGGTCTGAAAGTGCTTTGATAATTTCAACAGTGCCTCCAACAACAGCTCCCATCGCCTCTGCTTTAGATTTTAAGCCAGCCGGATCTTTTATTTTGTTCATGAGGGCGATTGATTCAGTAATCATGTCTTTCATCGCATCACTTTTGACAACTTCTGTAGCACTTTGAAGCATTTTTTCTATGTTCGCTGCAGCATCGCCCTTCCCACCACCAAAGAACCCTTTAGATTCGAACTGCTGCAACTTTTCTACTGCAGTGACAATTGCGAGGATTGCATCAAAAAGAGCTTTGAGGGTTTCGGCTCTTTGTTTAAGAACGTCTGGTTTTTCTTTTTTCAAAGCTGGAGAATTAAATACAGACAACATAGACTCGATCAATCCGGGCTTATCTTTCGTTCCAATTAAGTGCGTCTGCATCGCTCCTAGAATAGACCCGACACCAGAGCCCACAGATTCTACCATCGATTTCATGTCAGCAGCTTTTCCACCGCCAAAGAAACCGCCAGCGTTTTCAGACATTTTAGTTAGAGGCTCTATCAATGCTCCTGCTAATTGCGCGATAGCTGCAACGATTCCAGCGATTGCTTCTGCACCTTTGAGAGATTTCTCTGAAAATTTCCCAGCCATACCAACCATCAGTTCGACTGCGCCGATGATACCTGTTCCGCTACCTGATTTTGTTTTGCCCTTACCTAATATATCTAAAACAAAATCAGCCATCGTTTGCATCATTGTGGATGGATCAGGTGCACCAAAGAAACCTACGATACCCGCACTTAGTGCCATAGACATCGCTTGCATTCCTAATTGGCCAAGAAGTGAAACAGCTTTGATAACTTTAGTCACAACGTCTAAGACCATCTCTGTTTTCTTCGGGTCTGAAATCTTGATTGTTGATAGAGCTGAAATAGCGTCAGTTATCATAGAAGCGGCACCAGATATAAATCCAGACATGTTGTGTAATCCAACGAGTGCTAATACCATTGGGCCGGAAAGAACGAACATGACCAATCCTGCAGCGACTAGAAGTGGTGCAACGAGAGCCATTTTTGACAGAACGGTTGTTGCTAGATTAAATTTCTTTTCGTCCAGCCCACCTAAATCGTCTATCAGTGCTTGTGCACCTTTTTTGATATATGGTGTAGCAAGTCCCATACCAGCCATCATCAGGCCAAGTGCAACCATACCAAGTGCAACTGCAACACCTTGTGGTCCAGCAAGCAACATTCCTAATGCAGCACCTACTGCAATGAATGGGATCATCCCAACAACCATCGCATTGAGATTAAAGATGGCTCCTACTAGTGCCTTTTGATCCATCGTGCCCCACGCATCTGTAAACATGGCAGCAGGTATAGCTAACAACGATGCTCCGAAGAAAATACCAGCTAATCCAAGCATACCTATTAACACTGGCACAAGTACTTTATCAACGAAGTTTCCGAGTATGAAAGCTACGACTAGCATTGGGATTGCACCAAGAATAAGTGCGTTGAGTGCGAATATACCCATAAGCAAGCTGCCTATATCAACCACAGACCAAGCTAGAGCGAAAAGACCCGCGGGTATAGCAAACAATGCTGCACCAATCATGACACCAGCTAGTCCAAGAAGGCCTGAATTAACTTTCTTCTCATCATTCACTTTTTCAAGCAGCAATGCAGCTCCGATCATTGGAAGAGAAGTCAACACTAGTGCGTTCATTGCAAAGAGGCCGATGAGCAACATTCCAACGGGAACCATAGACCATGCAGCTGCCATAACAGCACCAGCTATGGCCATATATATACCACCTTTCATGAAAATCTTGGACAACTCCCACAGGGTATCATTGATTTTAGATAAGTCTCCATACTTGTCTATTAGGATAGCAGCACCGACCATTGCGACAGAATTCATAACTGCAGCTGTTAAGCCGGCTATACCTTTGATCAAAGCCACGAACGGCACGACAGAAAGTATAGCACTAACAGCGACCATTCCAACGGCCATAGCGATCATTCCTTTGATCATGTGTTTGGCCATCTCCCATAGGATCTCACCTGCTTTCTTAATGTCGCTTTTCTTAATCTTCCGGAAGGCTTCTAGCAAATCTTCCATTCCTTCGGCTATACCTTTGGTAATCGCAGCTGCTTTCTTAGCTTCTTTTTCGTCACCACCGCCACCACCTGTTTTAGACATCATTCCAAGAATTTTGTCACCGAGGAATTTTATACCACCCTGAAGAGCAGCTCCCGCAGCTGCAGCGATCGCAGCACTCACAATCGATTTAACAAAGATTGCAGTCCAAACAACTGTAAGTATACCAATAACAGCTGGTCCAAACTTTTCGAACAGTACGCCAAAGAGATCGAGTAAAGCAGGCATCAAATCATTAATAACTGAATCTTTTATCGATTCAAACGCCATCATGAATGCTCCACCTATACCATCACCTATTGTGTTCGCTGTTTTGTTATCTCCATTGAGAAAATCTCTCAATCCTTCTGCGAATATGACGATATACTTGGAAATAGTTTGAATTATTTTCGGTACTAGCCCTGCCATCAACAAGAATGCATTTTCAATCATGCCTCCTAAGAGGTTTGCCATGTTGTTGCCAGTAGGCCCACTTCCGACCCAATCTTCAAATGCTCCAAAGATTTTATCGAACAAGTTTTCGACAGCGGCCTTTGGATCTGTTTTCACTAGTCTAAAGAACTCACCGAATGCGACTTTTACAACTCCTAAGAATTTTTGAATTCTTTCTATGTTGAAAATGTCTTTAATCATTTGGAAAGCACCCGCACCGTCGGTCCTCACGAAATCTAAGAAAAGGTGTGCTACAGCTTGGCCTGCTTTATGGAATTCTTTCAACCATTTGCCAACAAGAGATAATAATTCTCTCATTTCAGGCGAGCGGTCAATAATTTTCATGAACCCATTGATAAAGTTTGCGAGTGGACCGCCTGCTAATTGGTCTAATTTAGTTGCGAGTCTATCGACTGATTTGGCAACATCTTGCATTGCTTCTTCAGGGGTTATCTTTTGTGCAGCTTCCTCAGCAGCGTCTTCAAAATCGCCAAAGCCGAGCTCATCTGAAGATATAGACAGCGCATTTTTCATTTCATCGATAGGCATGCCACCCATAGAATCAGAGAGCATTTTCAACTCATGTCGTGAAAGATCGCTTACAGATTTTCCTGTTTCTTCGAAAGACTTACGAAGCATATCCATTCGTTCTGCAGGGTTCTCAGCATTCATCATGCCCATAACATCAACGTTCATTCCAAACGCCTCAGCGAGCTTTCCTGCGTTGGCAGCTGCAGACTCAAAGGTATCAAACGCATCCATCGTGCCTTTCAATGATTCGATACTGACGCCTAACTTAGTAGCATAAGTTGCTACAGCTGCTAATTCTTTGGGAGCCATAGAACCAAAGGTACCTACATCTTTTGCCATCTTGTCTATGTTCTTACCGATGACTTTTACGTCAACACCGAATGTTTTAGATAAGTGAGCTGAAGCAACCATCGTTTCGGTGAGAGCTTCTTGCATTGTTGTGCCATTCGCCTCTGCAGTGGAGGCCATATTCTTGAAAGCTTCTCCAGATATATTCATACCTTTTCGCATCAAGAGCATTTCACCGGTAGCGCCTTTCATTTGCCCAGTCATCCGTACAAGAGAATCACCCATCTCGCCGGCCATCGCTGTCATTTCTTGTAAGACTGCTGCACTTCGGCCTATCGTACCCCACAATGATGTTCCAGCAGCACCTAATGCTTTTTGAGCATCTCCCAAATCTTTCGACATACCCTTGATCATTTTTCCTTGATCTGAAGTTATATCGCCAAATTCTTTCCTGAGGTTTTCATTTGCTGCATGCATCTCTCCAGCTGCTTTGTTGTGGTAATCCGCTGCAGCACCCATCAAACCAGAGAAGAAACCGCCTATGACGCCTATAGCTCCTTTGAATATACCCAAACCTGCTTGGAGACCTCCAGTGAACAAGTTGAATACACCGTTGGCAGCTTCGATGGCATTACCGACACCAGCGACAGCTGCATTGAGTGCACCCATGATCGCAACTGTCTTTCCAGCACCCTTTGAAAATTTGTCTAATTTTTTATTCGCATCATCTGAAGCTGCAGCCTGTTTCCCCATTGCGTCTGCAAGGCCTTGAGACCCACCGGTGTTTTCTTTCAGTGCTTCGGTAAGCTCTTTTGTCTTATCAGCTGCATTCCCTGCTGTTTCTGCTACTTTTTCATTAGCTTGAGACGCTTGTTGCGAAGCTTGGGCTTGTCCACCAAGTGCACTAGCAATACTTTGCAGGAGCTTGTTTTGCTCTTGCATTGCTTTGTTCATTTGTTGGATAATATCCAACTGATCTGGCGTATTTGGCCCGGTTGTAGACACGAACTATCTCCAAAGAAAAATTCCTAACGAAATTAATTATCCGTCAGGAGAAAAAATCGTAAAGTATTCTACGATTACAGCGGCCAAGAATGTCCTGTAGCTCTCTTAAATCTTTGAGCAGCTTTATTTTTCTTTGCTACGAGTTTTTCTATTTCTGCTAGACTTGCGTCTTTTCGTTGCAGGTTTTCGTACAATTTTTTGCTTGCGTTTAATACGTTTCGGAATGCGTTCATCTGGGTCAACTTTCCCTTGATCTTCACTGACTTCTGGCTTCCCGTGATATATCGTATCGACTCTATTATCAATCTCTGTTTCTTCATCTGACATGTACTCCTTGGCCCACTGCTTGTAATTATGCTCGAGCCTGATAATTTTACTTTTCTTGGCTTCTTTTTCTTGCCAGTATGCATTCTGTACGATTACAACTCGGTTCCCCCACAGATCAGTAAATATTTCAATTGCATTTTCTTTCTCTATAACTCTAACAATCTCGGCAAACACGGGGGCTGATTGTACGGTTAGCAACGCATAAACAAAATCGCCCACAGATGTTTCTTTAAGATTAATCACTCCCGAAGATACCGTCCCATTCAAAATCGAAATCGTCAGCTCTTTGCTGAGATTTCTCGATTACTTTTTCAATTAACACGGGAGTTGAACGCGCCTTTATCATTTTTAAGACTTCTGGAAAGCACCCTGCATTAAATGCTCTTTCTAATAAATCTAAAATTTGTGATTCGGGCATATTCTTTCTCCTACGTGAATCTTCTTAGGTTGGCTGGTACCATCGATCTATAACGACCCATCATAGCTCTTGTATTCGGGTCGTTGTGATGCGCAGCTCTTGTTGGCTGTTGATTACCATCTTTGTCTTGAGTACGTTTGATTTCTTGGTTCATTCTTTCAATAAACCACCGTCTTTGCCACACAGGAATGTTGTAGCATTCAACGTAAGTGAAACCCATATAATACATCATCAGAAAAATCTGCTCCAAGAAGATGTTCTTATCGGTCGGCGTCAGGCCAAAAAAAGCTCGCGCCAAGAGGCATGGAGACCTCCGACTCCTCAGAACAGTGTGGGCATCTGATATGTTGGCTCATATCGATTCCCGGTTCGTTGGCGTCCATTGATTTTCTCAATGCTAAAGAATATTTAGTTGGCATTTTCTGAATAAACATTTGAATTTTTGTTTTATCACTTATTTCGTTTACAGCGACAATCTGTTGGCGGTATCTTGTCGTGATCAAATTATCACTTTGAAACCCTTGTTTCTTTTTGCGTTCTTGCATTGCTGTAATTTCTTGTTCATCATGACCAGTCATGTGTCGGTACCGAATAACCAAATCTGGGTCATTTTCAGTACGTTTCGGCATCGTAGCTTCAAACAAATTAGATCCTAACGCTACAGGCTCTTCTGACAATGATTTGATCGGCAATGCTGATAAATTAAACCCTTGTTTAGATCTTTCACCACACGCTGGACAACTCACTTCTACATTATACTCAGCACCATAGCCTGTGATACGTAATGCAACCATCACAGCATTTCTATCGCCGAGGATCATATCATTTGGATCAATTCTTTTGTCGATTAGACAGGATCGAATTAATTCTGTGATTACTGTTCCCTTCTTGATGAGAGCTTTTGAAGTCAAAATATCTTCCTCTCTCGCAGTCATCGAGCGGATTTCAACTGTTTCTTTTAAGTGAAGAGGATGATCTGGTGGGTATACAAGTCCTTTCGAAGGAATTGGAATGTTTTCCACTGGGATTTCTAACCCGAATTCATCTCTCATGACATCGCCTCTTTGGCCACCCCATCCATCTGCCATTGACCCTTCGGGCTTACCGCCACCGGTCAACACGTCATTGTTTTTGCGTTTACTCATATTGTCTCCATAACAAAACTAGAAATTTAAACTGAACTTACCAGTATTTTATCCCGTACCGATCGTTTGTACACACCGAATACATCTTTAATTATATAGCGTGAAAATAAATGAAGCGCAGAACCTCGAAAGATCCTGCGCTTTTTGCGAACAAATTGTCTTTGTATTAGTATTGAAGGACGCAGTTGTCGAAACGAAGAGTAAGTGAGATCTCCATTGGAGCTCCATCTTCGTATGAAACATCACCGAATCCAGCATTCGTTAAGAATGCGCCTTTGATGTCCCACAATTCGATAACTGTACCGACTGGGTCGACTAATTTTAATTGACAGTCTCTCTTGTAGAAGTCAGCATAACCTGCACGACCTGACACAGATTCGAAGTGGGTACGAACCCATTCCATAACTTGTTGTGCACCGGAAGGTGCAATAGGATCGTGAAGAGTGACTGCAAGAGTTTCGAAAGAAGCAAGACCCGCAACATAACGCTTTGAGTTCATGTATGAGATGGTTTGTTCTTCGATAGACACACTTGGTCGTGCGGCTGTCTTGATTAAGAAAGAGTCGATTCCCTCAAGAGCGAAGATCCAACGGTTCTTTCTCTTTGGTTCAAACTTGTTTGGCAACATGTCCTGTACTGATAGTGTTTCTGCCATTTTAATTCTCCTGAAAAATTGTATTCATTTAATAACTATTGTTTGTTTAGATTTCCGCACCAGCATTTGTCACAACGAAGTCAAGTGAGATAAACTCAATGCTTCTAGTGGGCTGTAAGAAGATCTTTCCTCGGATCGTATTATTTTCAACGTCTTGTTGGGTTGTAGTACTAGTGTCAATAACCACTTTGTACTTCTCCAAGCCTTGCTGTTGTTGGATCCGACCAAGTATTGGATTAACCAATGAACTGAATCGTGCAAGGGTAGATTCTCTGTTCGGTTCAAAAAGTACTTGATTTGCAACTGTTCTAACTTTACGTCTAACATCGATAAGCAATCTTCTCACATTTACACGATCCAAAGCAGACTGAGCTTGAAGCATTGTCTTTTGTCCGAAGACAATTACGCTTTCTCCAGATTGTGGGAAAGAAGTAATTGGATTGATGTCAGAGTCGTATAGAACGTCCATATTCGATCGGTTAAGTTTAACCGCTGTTTCTATCGTAGAAGCCAAAGCACCGCGAGCAAAACCGGCTGGAGCGTACCAAGGATGCGCTACAGAGTCGTTCAAAGAAAGTGCACCGAGTACTGCAACAGAAGGAGGAGCAACTACGTTATTAGCGCCATCTGCAATGACTAAGTCAGGGAAGTAGGCTGCTGCGAACGAAGTATCCAAGTTTCTATTAGCAAGACTTTGGGCTGTATTCGTGACAGATGTTTCTTGTGAAGATGTTAGAACTAAGTTTCCATCGTGGTCATACGCAGGCATATCCATGATGTAAAGAGCATCGAATCTATCCTCTGTTTTATCAATTGCATATTCAGTAATACCAGCAGAGCGCATGCCCGGCGTAGCCAATAACTGAATGTCTACATCTGATTTTTCAGAAAGAATGTCAAGTGCTTTTCTAAATGCGGCTGTGGTCGGGCCGTCCGGACCGCCATAAGAAGGAGATCCAGCTGAGTCCATTTCTCTGAACGCAGACATCGTGCTCATGTCGGATTTGTCTTGATCGAATACATCGACACCGTCCCAGCCACCTTGCATTGGTACTGTGAACTTGAAGAATTTCTTAGAAGCAGTTGAACCAAAGTCCTTTGCGACATCTAAGTATCTCCAACCTCCACCAACTTTGTTGTTGCCAGATGAATCTTCGAAGTAAGTAGTAGAACTCGACCATACTTCACCGCCAGCATTTCCGTCTCTGATGTATACAGCTTCGTGCCACATCGTTGGATCTACTGCATTGGCAGAATTTCCACCTGAGCAATATATCCAAAGCTTTTCGAGAGAGAATGCATTGTTATTATATACATCTGCGTCGAGGTTTGCACCATCAGCCGTTGCATCTGTACCAGCATTGTCACCAACCCATGCCTTGTTCGAACCCAATGAAGGATACCATTTAGTAAGGTTATCGACAAGTGAGATAATCCCAGTATCTTTATTCTTCTTAGAAGCGATAGATACGTTTTGGTTTTGAGTACCCCAATAGAATCGAGCATCTACAACTTTAGTTGCGCCAGCACCGATAGATACACTTTCTCTGAAAGGCAATGGAGGCTCAACCAGATTGATATATGCATCATTATTGTCAGATAAAGATTGGCCATCTAATACAAGGTGGTATTTCCCTTGAAAGCCGATTGGCAATGCAGAAGGTTCCATCATACCCGCTTCAATCGCAGGAACAACTTCTACTCTGACGTATTGTGAGCTATTTGGATATAATCCTTCAGTCACGATCTTTTGCTTACCTAGATCTTTTTCAAACTCGAAGAAAGTATTTTGATCACCGATGATCCGTGCGATATATCTATCGGAAGAAGGGTTCAAGTTTACACCAGCAAACTGTTGTAAGATTTGAGGATCCATATCCGTATCATTCGCCGCTCTGATTTGTACATCGAATGTACCGTAGTCAGATCGAAGATCAGTTGATTTTGTAATGTTTGCAATAGAAACCTTTACTTGCCCGTGTCCAGCAGAACCAGCATCCAACATGTGGAAGCGGAAAAGCTTTTGTGGAGCTTCACCCAATGTTTGGGATTGGATCCAAGGAGTAAAAGCATGACTGAATCGAGCTCGCCAATCTTCGTACGTTGGAGCATAATCACCACCAGAAACATGGACAGTACCAGTATAATCGGTGATGTTTGTTGCACCAGCTCTTAAGATACACGTGTCATCTTCATCACCGTGCCACTGAGCAAGAATCTCAGGGACATCGTAATGTGCGTAAAGATAGTGACCTTTTTCTTGAATTTTTGTTGGGTCTGTATTGAATACTTTTGGGAAGTAGATCGGTGATGTCGTTGAGAACGATCCTGTCAATGCGACTTCGTAGTTTGAATTAGAGAAACCATTCAAAACCATCACGAATGAACCGTCTTCATGGATCTTTCCTTTTCCGTCAGATTCACCAAGATCTTTTCCAGTGCCATATTCGCCAAAGGCTGCAGAAGGAATGTCAGCTTGAGTAATTGCAGAAGCCCCTTGAATACCGGGTACAACGCCGGAAGGGAACATCAATACGCCTCTTAAGATAGGTTGTGTACTCGCATCTGTTGAATAAGCTCCTAAGTAATCGTTTGGAGCGCCTGAAGCTTGAGGAGCAAATGATTCTGCACCTAAGAAGTATACACGACCAGCAGGAGAACCTGGGCTGTTTTCTGAGATAGTCAGTGCAGGTACAGTTTCTACAGAAGAGGTACCGAGCGCAAAAGCAATCTCGACAGATGTTCCTTGATCAGTAAATGTCAGATCACCCGCTCCGGCCGATGGATTTGGCAAAAATGCTTGAAGCAATAGATCACCATCCGCATTGGTGGTGCTTTGAGTTTGCAATGATGTGTATGCCAATCCAAGTGCGGCATGAATAGCAGCGCTTGTAGCTGCTCCAGCAGCAACAACGTCAGTATCGACAGCTGAATAGAAACTAGTCGCTGTATCTAGGGTTGGAACACCACCCGCATTTAATTCAACAACTATCTCGGCAATACCGTCGGCACCTACGAGGGTGATAGTTGAATCTGCAGGAACAGTGATGTTCGCATCTACTGTAAAGCTTAATTCCAAACCTGTACCATCGGGTGTGTTCAATGCGTAAGCAACAGGGAATGTCACTGCAGAGAAAGTAGCATCGACAGAATCTGCATCAGCTGAATTTTTGACAAGGATGTGTGAAGGAATAGCTGAATCAGACGTGTTCAATGTAGCTGGACCATTCAAGTAATCAGCACCCGGGTCATTTGTCACAGCCGTCGTTGCTAAAGACCAATCAAAAGTCACTGCATCTGCAGCGACAGTGTGAGGAATCGCTCCGGGGCCAACGAAAGCACCAGCAGCATCGTACAATGCATCCAGTTTAGCTTCGACAAGCGCCATAAGATCAGCACCTGTAATAACGCCAGCACCATCTAACAGTTCGACTGTCGCTGCAGCATATCCAGCGGTCACTGCATTGAAGACTTCAAAACCGCCATCTAAAACAGATGTCCCATTGGTTGTTCTTCGTAGAGGTGCACCGAGACCATCAACTGCGTCTGATTGTCCATCCACCCACCAGATATATTGCGTACCAGCATCATGGATGTCTTCATATACGATGTAAGTACCATCGTATCCAGCGCCGTTATTAGCGAGGGTTAATGTGAAGATCTCTTGTTGTCCAGCTTCAGTTGGAACAGCAACTACGTTGTCTACGTCAGTTGCAACATTTCCAAGTGCATCATCGACTGCAGATCCTGCATGAGGATTATCTGATGGAACATCTGCACTTCCGTCTGTTTCTAAAGAACTCGCACCTGTGCGATCCTTGTCTCTCATTTGTTGCCCTACGATGAAACCGGCTCTATCGACAACACCATCGCTATCGCTTTTCTTACCGTTTCCAACGCCTAAGACTCTTAAGTAAATACCACTTCGTGCATTCCGCATCCATTCATTTACAGCCATCGCACCGAAGTGTTTTCCTTCGGACTCTCCAAAGAGATTCGCAAAATCATTTTGTGTTGCGAAGTTGACTGGAACAAATGCAGGGCCCTTTTGTGCGGTACCAACAATCCCAGCGGGAATTCCTTGTGGGCGTACACGTCCGGGTGCCGAGAGATCTAACTCTCTCGTGGTCACACCGGGACTTCGTAAAATTCTTTCTGCCATTTTTTAGCTCCTGATAATTTGTTTATTTCGTTATTGATAAGTATCTTATTCGAAAGAAACTCCAGCGTTTGTTATGATGAAGTCGATCGCAATAAATTCAATCGTTCTTGTAGGTATCAAGACAATCTTACCATTTAATCTGTTTTCCTCTGCGTCAGCAGGTGTATTATTTGTGTCATCGCAGATGACTCTGAATTTCTCAATACCCGCTTGTGCTTGGATAAGTGCCAATCGAGGTTGTACAAGATTCACAAATCGTGCTCTTGTTTGTGGAGTATTTTGTTCGAAAAGAACAACGTTAGCCACTTCTACAACTTGTCGTTTGACTTCTAGAAGCAATCTTCTTACATTCACTCGATCCAATGCTGATTGATTGATCTGCATTGTCTTTTGACCAAAGATCACAAAACCACCGTTAGGGAAGTTTGCAATAGGATTGATGCGTCTTTCGTACAGATCATCTCTGTCTCCGACGGATAAACGTGTTCTTACGTTCTCCACGAAGTCGAGAGCGCCTCTGTTGAATCCAGCAGGTGCGAACCAAGGATAACTTACGTTATCTGAGTAAGAGAGCGCTCCAAGTGCCGCTACGGACGCGGGAACCAATACTCTTCTGTTGTTGATAGGATCAGTGATGTATACATCTGGGAAATACGAAGCAACATAGTTGTTATCGATTGCTCTTCCTTCGAGGTTATTTGCTGTCCACTCAACATCTGGTCGAGAACCTGTATCGAAAATACGAAGTTGACTACCGTTATAATTTGGAACGTCCATCAGATACATTGCCATCGAGTAATCTCTTACTTTTCCTGCAGCGTAGTTAGCAACGTATGGATCTCTGATACCCGGGATGCTCAAGATGTTCGTACGAACTGTCATTGGGTCTGTCATTATATTAATTGCTTGTCTGTATGATGCGATAACGTTATTGTCTTTTCCCTTACCCATCATTGTACCATCGTCTGTACCGACTAATCCAAGATCTCCGATAGTAGCTGAAATGTCGCCTGCTGCTTTTCCTGTTGAGCCAGCGTCACTTCCAACTTCTGTAGAAGCAGCTCTATCATTCAAGTCTTCGATGTCTTCGTCAAGGATGTTCAATCCGTCCCAACCACCGTAGAATACGTTTGTGAATTTCGTAAACCTTGCAAACTTATTGAAGTTGTTTGCTGTTTTATCGTGGATAAGAGAAGCAAGAGTGAGCCTTTTTACTGCAGAATCGTATGTATCGTCGATACAGTAAGAAGCAGGATCTGGTTTTCCGTTTCTGATATAACATGAAGATCTCATTTCTTCGTTTGCACCGCTTAAGTCATCGATGCTAGCGATGTCGTAAGATTCAATACCAGCACTCACTTGTTTTCCGAGTGCAACTCTTGCAAGAGTGAATTTATTCTCATTGAATTCATCAGAGTCACTTACAAAAAGACCAGAAGAAACAGTACCACCTTGAAGACCCATCATTTTCGTATATGCACGAACTAACTTCGATTGCCTGCTTGAAAGGTTTGCCTGAAGTATAGAGTCACTGCCAGCAACTGATTTTGCTTCGATTCGAGTTGTTTTCACTCCGAAGTAAATTCTAAAGTCTGCTCTTTCGTTGTCTCCAGCATCTCCAGAAAGAACCAAATCGCTTGATTTTACTTTGCCCTTTGTAGCTTTGAAAGTGTAAGGTACAGGAGGAAGGTACGATGCATTCGCTGTAGCATGGCCACTATCTAGTAGACCTACTGTTTTCAATGCGGGTATACCGCGAAAGCCGAATGGCACAGAGCTTTCTGGCACTTGGCCATTGTATACTGCGTCGTTGATAACAACACGAATGTTCAATGATTGGTTCGGGTATCTTCCGGAAATAACCAATCTTCTTTCTTCTGCAAGATCTGCATCGAAATCGTAAACAACCTTCTTGTCGCCTATTTTTCTTCCAATGAAGTTTTCTGCATTTGGATCCATTGACAAGCCTACGAATCTTTCTAGAACTTGTGGATTAAAATCAGAATCTCCGAAGACTCTTACAAGAACATCGAAAGTCCCGTATGGATAGTTTGGATCGGTGCTTTTCTTGATGTTAGCGATTGAGACTTTGAAAGATCCATTTGCAACATGCCCGTCAGACAAACACTCGAAGTGGAATAGATCATATTCAACTTTTCCAAATGGTTGCGAGATGAACGAAGTAGTTCTTGGAGCTTGGTATCTAGTATTGAAAAGGCCAAACGCTTCTTGAAGAGTAGTGACTCCTTGAGCGGTTGCGTGTTCGTATTGGTCATCTCCAACAAGCAACGCAGAATTTGAACCTTCTGAAATTTGGATAGCATTTCCTGCAACGCAAGGAGCAAGCTCATGCTCTATTGCAAAGTCTAAGTACAACAAGTGACCTTCTGTTTGGAATTTTTTAGGGTCAGTATTAAGTACTTTGCCAATATATTTGGTGTTATCTGGATCCAATGAAACAGTAAATGTTTTCGATACAGACGCTCCATCTGTAAACTTCATTGCAAAGTTGGTCGAATCTCCATCGGATTGTGCAACGGCATCTGAGTCCCAAGAATTGTTATCTAGATCATTGTCTAATTGGAAGTAATGACCTTGTTCGTTGATGATCATTGCTCTGATTAGATTGACATCGTCGTTGCCCATTGCATTGATGTCTGCATCTTTGGTGCTAAAAGCATCGTTCAAAGTGTCGTTGTCAGTGAAGATTGGGAAACCAACATCTGATGAAGCACTCGCATTGTGAACAGCTGCAACGAACTGTACAGATCCTTGCTTTTGCCCGGGTGTTGGTGGTATCGCTTTGAATCCAGCATTTTTGACAAACCCATGTTTTCTAGTGTTTTCAAAATCTGTAGAAGTAGAATTTGCTCCAGCTCCTAAGACTCGGCAAAAAGTCACTGATTGTCTATGCTTGAGCCATTCTCTTACAGCGTAAGGTGCGAATTTCTCTGGTGTAAGGGTTCCGAATCGATTTTCGAAATCCTTGAACGTTCCTAACGTTAGAGGGACAAAGGCCGGCCCCATTTGCGCAGCGCCGATGATCCCCGCTGGTACTCCCGTCGGTTGCTGCTTTTCTGCAGTCAACTCGATCTCTTGCTCGAAGAAGCCGGGTGATTTGAAAGTATTTTCAGCCATTATAGGTCTCCTTGTTATAATTCTGGTGATAATTATGTG